CCATACCCTTCATTAACAGGGGAAGTTACATCGGCTTGCCGATCATGTAACGGGTCGAACTCAACGAGTTCTGCCTCAAAAAACTCATCAAACTCTACATCCGTGGCAGGGTACACCCCGGAGTTCTGGTACTGACCCTCTTCTGGTGAGTTGAAATAAGCCACGTTGGAGTACAAGTATGGCTCAGTGTAGACATAGGTGTAATCCGGGACTGGGGAACTATACAGGAACAATTCCTCGAAAACCAAGGGTGTATCATCTTCTGACGAGCATCGCATTAGCTCAGGGTCAATGTTAGATCCCCAGTACCCAAAGTCTTGACAAATTTGAGCGACTTTTTGCCAAACACTCTCATCGCGACCGTATTCCAGAGGGAGACGCACGAAATATTTCTCCCAGTTTTCAGGGCCAGGACCATTGTTTAAGTCGGCAACCAAGGGGTTGATGTAGTTGTCTTCCTCCAGATGATCCACCGTTTCAGCGACTTGTAAAGCTTGGGCTTTCCATAGACGCAGGGGAGTTTCCGCGTTGTAAACGTTGGGACTCATGTAGTAAGTGAGTCCACTAAATACAAGGTCGGTAATGTCCGCACGGTAAGTTGTAGTTAACGAGTCGGATATGGTAATGCTTGGCAGTTGGGTTTTTCCTACAAAAGTCCTTGGGTGATACACAAAATCATATTTGCCGTTCACCGGATCCGATGTAAACGTAAACTCATAGTCATTGGTTGCATAAGACACACCATCTTTGACCAAAGTTCCATTACAATAGAACAGAACAGTGCCCAGATCTAGAGTTGGCGCAGGAGCAGAGCTTTGGGGATGCGCGTTCACCTCAACCCAAGCGTTCTGATAGTAAATGGCAGCGGCACGAGTGTTGGGGTCGGTGTTGACAAAATCCCACCACATTTGCCCCTGCAGGGGGGATCCGAACAGGGCTGAATAAGCAATGTACTTAAGGAGAGAGTCCGGGTAAATCTCCCAGGTTGTATTCCCGTAGTACTTCATAAGGAGAACATCATAATCTCCCTCAATAGTTATACTGAGATTTTGAATTTGATATGATAGCCCTTCGGGGGATAGACCAGTGGCATTAAAAATAACGACTGGTACTTTATATGGAAGTAGTTTTGCGTCTTGTTCAAAACTTGAAACGTCTGCGTATGCAAACTCATCGGGGACCCAGTAAGGACCTGAGGAGTCTTGGTGTAAGACAAGCCAGCCCGCAGCCGTTAAAGTCCCCTGGACTCCCAGAACATTGTCTGAAATGCTCAGCCCAGTGATATCATCAATGCGGACGATGGTTCCTACGGGCAATGTTCCAGAATCTGCTCTAAATGTAGCAACATCCGGATATACAACCTGGGCGGGGAAAGTTTGACGAGGCTGTCTCCGATAGTCAATTTCCACCCAACTGCCACAACCAGTTTCACTGGGAAGCCAAACGGCTAAAGAACCAGTCGAGTCGCTCCACCACAGGTCCCCAGATTCAGCACCCCCCGGAGCAATCTCAGAGATGGTTGTCTTTTGGTAGTAAACATAGTTGACAATGTCGTTGAAGTTTACAGAGGCAGTAACATCAGGCAAATAAACTGAGTCCCTCTCACTAAACCCGTGGATGCTAAGGGCATCAAACATGAAGTTGAATGGCAGGTCGCCACCCTTGTTCCCCCAGACACCCCGGAAGTTATCCAGCGTGCTGATTGAACCCCAGTCCGAAGGGTCAACCCAGGGTTGAATGATTACCTCGAGGGAATAGTTATTGGCTTGAGAAATATTGCTGTTAGCCCAGGCTAAATAGGCTGTGATTCCCACGGTGTTTTCTATTTCCCCCGGAATTGGGATATACCATAGCCCCAGATCCGAGTCATACTCGGGAGGAATCGTCAAATCTAAATTACTGGAAAGCGACAGGTAAAGGGGTTGATCAAAGTAGTAGACCGAGCCCGCGAAAAGAATAGGGAACTTAACCGGAAATTGCTTTTGAGTGTCGTAGGAGGGGTACAACACCAGGTCGCTACCAGAGTTACCGCACACGAACACGGCATCCCCAGAGACTCCGATATTCTCACGACGGAAAGGAGCGGGACGGTAAGTTGGAATGTCTACGCGGATGGGCTCATTGGCCGCGATAAGATCCAAAAACTCTTGATCTAGTTCCCCAACAGAAACAATGTACTTATCCCCCTCAGTCGTTACGGACTGCAATTGATAGACATTGTCCCCCAACAAAATCCGTGCAACTTGCGTTCGGCGCCCGGGTGTCAAGAATTTAAGACGATCTATAACAATCTCGTTACTCCAGTTTCGAATCTCGTAAACCCGGGGGATCACGTAACTGTTATAGACACCAAACGTTCCCCCCAGCAATTGCCGTTTTTGGTCTACCGTTGAGGGGAGATTACCCCAGTAGTTAGGACCATTCCACCCCAACATCTGGGCAAGGAAATCCAGCTGATCATTGACACGACCCTCAGTGTTTGCCACTTCGGTCGCTTGAGTGGGAGTCAGATACGGGTTGGTGTAGTTCCGAAGTTCAAACTCCGAAATGTCAAAGACGGGGGTCTGTTGTGTCACGTTAAGCCTCCACTATTACTTGGTCTGTGGTCAGATTGGCGTATTCTTGCTTCATGCAGGAGGTAGGCGCCATCCAGAGAGAGTCGTAATCCGACACCTGCTCATAGAGGTTGATGAGATCTTCGTCAAAGGGGGCGGTCAACCAGTCCGCCACGGGCACATAGTCCCGGTGAATGATGCTCCGGGTGTCCTTAATTCGAGTGACTGTGTAAGTAGAGTCAGTGTCTACCTCAGCCAGCTTACAGTAGGCGGCCGGAACTTCCTCTCCCTGGTTGTTGAGAACAGTTGCTGGCAGTGTGTTCACGGGGTACATAACCAGAACCACTCGAGGAGAAGGCGAAGCTTGTGGCTCCAGCAGAGTGAGATTTCCAGACACCGTGATGGACTGGATGGACACATTGGCCGAGGAAAAGGTCACGTTCCAACCCGTTTGCAAGACAGGCTCTTCCACGGTGAGGGTGAAGAACTGACCAACCGTGTCAGAAGACACGGAGGCAGTTGCCGCAGGGGTCAACACACCGTCGTTGACGTAGGACAGGGTGGCTGTGCCAGTGTAGGCAGTGCCCGCAGGGCAACGCAAAGTCACCGTTTTGTATGCGTGGCCGAGCTCGCTTTCCCACTGCAGATAGGCAGTTGCGGGTTGAGCAAATGCAGGGAAGTACGTGTCCTCGTTTGCCCAGAAGTTGGTCTCGGTGTTGAGAAAAGCATTGACAGTAGGGTAACGCCACCCGATCACGGAGTCTGTGCTCGCAGTGATGTCCAAGGGCAACCCTGTCAACGCAAAGTCGGAAACCTCGTACAATTGAGGAATCGGGGAATCATCGTAGATGAGCCGGTAAGCCAAATCGTACTTACCGCTCAACACGTCCAGGACTTCCAGGTTGACGACGGTGGGGAGAACCTCAACCTTGCCGTATTTCCACACGATGTTCCCCGCTTTGATCAGCAGGTCTTGTTTGCTTTCCGAGGCCACCACCTCCAATGACACAGGACCGTTTATGCTGAGTCCGTAGGGAACGTAGACGTACCCAACTTCCTCAATGCCTTCCCCGACAAAGGTGTTACCAAGAGTGTTGGACTCGTTGACAATGTTGAAAAAATCAACCTGATAAGTCTCAGCAGAAGCCGGCAAACGTCGATAAATGGGTCGACCGTCGGGAACCCACTCTGTGGGTCGAGATTCCAGATTGTTGACGCCGATGTACTGCCGAGACAGAACATTTAATCGATTCGGGGAAGTGGTAGACTGAATCTGGGGGACTACACCACCACTTGTGGGAGTAAGTAGCTGACTCATAACTTAAGTGTTCCCTCACCGTAATCAGGGGGTGAGTAGGGATAAGCGGTTCCAGAAGACCAGGAAAGCTGAGGAACTTCTGCGATAGTCGCAGTGTTTTCCCACACGAACTTCACCTGCTCCTGAGAGTTGGCAAAACGACCCTTATTTTTCGGGATAATCGTGATCTGGGCGACCCCTAGCTTAATCGCAGAAACATCTCGACCAAGCTGAGAAAAGATGGACTCCTCGCAAGTGTACTGATCAACATAGCGCAGAAGATTGCCAAAAAATTCCTCATTCCGTGCCGTGTTGACAACTGCGGTGTTAGTCCAGTTTACAACCGTATCGGGAGGAGTGAAGGCAAGCATCGTGCGATATAGGTTTCGCCCATCGATGGACACCACCGTGTCCTCAGAGTAGATGGCGTAGGCCGGGTCGAAGTAGGGTACGTAGTCAACGGTGTCAAACTGGGTGTCCAGGTAACGAGCCGTCTCCACAAAGATTCCGTTCTCCAGGTAAATGTAAAATTCAAAAAGTGGGTGGACGTTAGTTGTTGCGGTGTAGGAAATAACCTGAGACCCTTGACGGAAGAATGTGCGATCACCTTTGAAGAAACGGAACATTCGAGTCGGTTGCTTGACTGTGCCCGCAGAGTTCATCAAATCCGCTACCAGGGACAAATACTGAGTGCGATCAAGGTATAACGGAAACACGAGGCCTTGATTTACCAGATCTTGGGCGCTGGTGCTGGTAGGGGTGAAATATTTGGCAGCAATGTAGTACTGGGGGGCGGAACTGGAATCTTCTCGATATTCCAAGTAGGTTCCTGCGGGGAACCGTGGCTTGTACTTGTAGATCGGCAAGCCCCCGTCCGCATTCTGTACTACAATCTCTTTGACGATGTCTTGCTCCACAAGCCTGTCAAAATATACACTGACGGTTTGTCCGTCAGGCTCGTAAGTGAAAGCTTGTTGGACGTAAGCATACTTATTAACTACCCCCAAACGAATGTCCACGTAATTGTAGTAAGGATCAGCAACGGGGTTAGGTCCAGAGCCAATCTGTGGGGTGTAGACCCAGTCGCCCACGGAGTAGGAAGTTCCCGGCTGTAAAATGATGGGGGAAATAGGTGCACCCAACTTAAACGCCGTCTGACCGCCAGTTATATCGTTAGTTTGAGACTGTAGAGTAAAGTTCTGGTTTACGACCCAAACAAAGGTACCCGGACGCTGGTTTTGGGGGATGAGGGAGTCGGGGTTTGGAATGAACTCGTCTGCCGAGTAGTCATACTGGATGATCTCCGGGTCATATACCCCCCCGCTTGTGGACTCTTGGTAAGTTCCCCCAATAACGGGCCAAGAGGAATAGGTTTTTGCTCCGGATATCTTGCCTTTGGCGATCAAAGTGATTACATCAGTTTGTGAGCCAATTGTAAGGTTCTCGTTGATTACGTGAAGTTCGGAGTCACCTTCCACGGAGGGATCCCAATAGCAGACTTGGCCCTGAACATACTCCCCAGGGACGAGGAACTGAATTTGCTGAAGAACTAAATTGCCGTAGATAGTTTGATCTTTTTTAGCGATGGAGTAGGGAGTGAAATCCGCCAGAACCGGGTAATATACGGGAACCGGTAACGTGGTTTCTACGAGATCGTTGAGAGTTAGCAGAGACTCAGTGGGCTCGAATGTGTAGACATTGGTGTAAGTTGCTGCCGCCGACTCTAAGAGGGGAGGTGTGTTGTATGCTGCGCTCACTTTAATGTGAGGGTCGATGAATCGAGTAGACGCAGGGAAAGTTGCGTAGAAAGCAGCGTCTACGTCGCTAACGGTAGGATCAACCGTTGCGGGGAAGACATTCCCTGGTCGCAAAACTTCAAAGAGGCGATCCCGGAAATTGAGTGAACTGTCTTTCAAGGTTTTTCCAAATTCACCATTGGCGTCAACTTCCACCGTCAAATCGTATTGAACTTGGCTCAGAGTGATGGGATACAAGTGCCCTTGATTCTCCACAGGCACCGAATAGTTCACAACATTCTGCCCACGTTCTAGCTGACTTTTGTTTAGTTCAACTCCGTCTGGACCCAAGACAAAAAAGGACACTTGCCCGTTGGGCTTCAAGTAGTCAGTAACATAGTTGTACGTGCCTTGGTTGGGGCGATTGGGTTGGACCGAAGTTTGAGTGCCAATGCCGTAGAAGTCCGTGAAGAAATCCTGCCAATCTTCTGCACTGACAGGGTTCCGACGACGGATCAGGGTGAAGAAACGCTCCTGAACTTCCTGGTAGGTCTCTACATCGCTACCACCGGTGGCCGCTTGAGGGTTGGTGGCAGTGAGACCATTCACGTTGATGGCTGAAGTGCCAGTGATGGAATTGGCCGGAGAATTATAGATAGCACCAACATACTGGGATGCCACTGTTGCATAAGCAGTGCTTTCCCCCGGCGCCACATACACTTCAGCATCAGTGATAAAAGTAAAGCTCTCACCACCCGTCAGATTGGCATCTGTCGTAAAAGCCGTGCCTGCGGGAATGGTTGTTACAGTGTCGGACGGAGGAACCGTCAGGGTCAAGCGAGCAACCGCAGGGGTGCCAACGCGCCGCATAGCGCCCAGAAAAGGTCCAAGCCACTCAATCAAAATGGATTGTGGTAGCTGGTTGGCCCAGAACAAAAATTCTCCCTGAGCGAATGCTTGTCCCTCAAGGAGGGCGGCCAAAGGGTTGCCAGCGCTGAAATCATTCAGCGTTTGGCCGGATGCCTGATAAACACGTTGAGAAGCGGCCTGAACGAGTTCCGCTTCATTGCGAGGATCAATGTTTACTGAGGGGAGCGGGGCATAGCGTGCCATTTTTTACTCCATCAGTTTGGGCAAATGGTATCGGAGTTACCAGCTCCAACACTATAGTTCTGGCACGAGGGATTGGAATTAGAGTAGTAAATGCCGTTGTCGAGTTCCAGAGAATCAAAGAGATATGATACCCACTCCTCTAGCACTTGTTTAGTTATCAGGTCAGCATTAACCAGGCTCGCAAACTTCTGGGGTACAGTGGGGAGAGGTACCCCATTGGCATAATTATATTTATCGTTTGTTGTGTAGCTCTTGGGGGCGTTTTCCCGGTAGTTGGCGGGATTGCCTGTCTGCAAGGGGTCATACCCGAAGTTCCACACACCTGTAACGACTTTGGCGCCACTGATGGGAGCACCACTAAGGAGCAGGCCATTGTTGTCAATTTCAGGTTGATCAGTCGTAAGTGTGACGTAAGCTGAATCCAGACCGTTGGGACCTGTGCGAACGAGCGAGTTGAGACCCAGAGGAGCATAGTGCCAGTCCAGGTCTTGACCGTCGAAATAGATTTGCTGAGCACCGTTGAGCCACTGGCTAGTAACGATGACTCCACTTGAAAATGTCGTTTTTGCCATACGACTGATAACTATCCCACGTTAGTAGGTTTTTACCCTACCTGCAAAAAGACCCCCGCCGAAGCGAGGGTCCAAAGCATTGAGTTGCTGAACCTTAAATCAAGTTCTCTCAAAATAGTTCACAGTAAATTCAACCTCGATGGTCTGAACATCGCCGCTCTCACGGTCAACGTCAGCTGTGGTGATGCTCACGAATTGACACTCGTAGCAAACATACTGACCACCTGCGGGAGCGGATCCCTGACCGGAACAGTCACGCGGGGTGACGGTAATGGTGACAGGATTACAGTTGTAGTCGAGCCAGAACTGTTCAAGAGTCTTGAAAATGTTCGGGTCGTACGGGGCCGTCAGAGTAACGTTGTCCGCAGTCCGAGGACCAACAATGTGATAGAGACGGTTGCCTGTGCCGTTTGCGTAGGTGCTGCTGTCTGAGGAATCATTGATTCCGCTAAACTGGGTGAACACCGCCGTAAAGGTCGGTCCACCGAGCGCAGTGAAGCTTACTTCGTACTGCGCCTTTGTGATTGGACGAAGAATTGCCATGATAACACCTCCTTAATTTCCTTCCTAATCAGGACAGGATGTCGGTGACCATAGCTCCCGAACCGATCAGACCGGTGGAACCAAGGCCCACCAGGTTAACAACACGCTCAACGGTAATTTCAGCGCGAACCACACGACGCTCACGGATGTAGTACTCAGGACGAACGGCAGGGGTGCCGGTCAGCTGGTAGGTGTAAGCGAAGGCAGGAGTAGCAGCGTTAGCGCCGCCAGCAGGCATCACGCTGTCGCTAGGACCGTTGGGGCTGTAGAACAGAAGGATGCCGTTCTCAGGGAACACCGGCTGCAGGGTGCCGTCGGTGGCCAGATAACGACCCTCAGCCACACGCAGACCGCGCTCGAGACCGAAGTAGCGAGCCAGCATGTCGGTGTCGATGCTGTCGGCGGTGGTGTACTTGATACGCTCAAGGATCGCCTGGTTGGTCAGCAGCTGGTCAAACACAGCAGTACCAACAACCATCGAGTTAGGACGGATACCGATCTGGTTAGCGACGGAGCGCTTCAGGGTCAGAACGTCTTCGATCGGGTTGGAGGTCAGGGAGGACCAAGCAGCAGGGCCAGCAGCAGAGCCGTAAGCGGTGTTGAAGGTGGTCCAGCTGGTGAAACCGAGACCGTCCTGGGCGCCAGCGCCAGTGTTCGGCTCGTAGGGGTTGTAGGTACCGGTTACGGTAACAGCCTGAGACACGGTGTACTCATAGGCGTTCATCAGGCGGGACATTGCGTTGCGAGTTTCAATCGCACGCAGGTCAACCTGAGCGGGGCCTTCACCGGCGTTCTCGATAACTTCTTCCGGCAGTTCCCAAGCCACCACTTCTTGCTCGAGAGCATAGGGCTCCGAGTCGTAACGGCTTTGAACGTAAGGAATGTTGGTGCCATATGCACGACGGAAGTCGTTGATGGCAAATTGCTCCTTGCCGAAGCGCAGGATCCGACCAGCACGGGTCGGGGTGTCCACCACGGGGGCAATGAAGTTGGCGATATTGGTCGCCGGGAGCATGAAACCCTGTGCAAGTGTAGTCAGAATGGGATCTACACCTGCATAGGTTTGTTGCAGGTTCATCATGGGAGGAAGTCTCCGAAGTCTTTGTCTTCAAATGTGTGCACACAGGGCTGGGGCTTACACCGTATGACGATTGCCCAGCCGAGTATTAACCTAATTAAAAATCAGGCGAAGGATACGAGAGCCAGGCGGCGGCCACCGATGTTCACGTTCTCACGAACGATGGGGGTGGTACCGTCGAGGTTCACAGCGGTGCCAGCAGCAACAGCCTGACCTGCAAGGTTGATCTGCAGGGGAGTGTTGATGGTGATAGCAGCGGAAGCGGGGTCCACTTCGATCAGCAGCAGGCCGCTGGTAGCGACGGTCAGCTGACGGGCGGTGTAAGGCTGAGCCAGGGCGGTAGGCATGTAAGCCTGGTTCACACCAGCGATCAGACCGGTGAAGCTAGCGGGAGCCAGAGCGTCGGGCTGAGCGGCCACGTTGGGGCCAGCGGAGCTTACGAAAGATACGACGTGGAGCTCGCCTACTTCAACAACGCCAACGGCGGTGCCAGCAGCAGCTTCAGCAGGGGAGCCGGCTTCGGCGTCCACAGCGGCTTCGAAAGTTTCGGCGTAGCGGATGTATTGCTTGCCGTAGATAGGTGCAGCGTTAGTAGCCATGTTTTATCCTGGGAAAATGGACTTCAAATTGTTTTCACTGAGAATGGTTTTGAACTCAGTGGAGTGTAACAGGTTTTACCCTACCGGTATTCAATAAAACACCGGCAACGGTCATAACACCGGCAGCCTTTACCCGGCATTGGTAATTCACCAATGGGGGTCCAGCCCTGGGTGTCATAGTCGCGACAATCTTTACAAGTTTTCTTGTCGTCTTTTGCTACCCTGCGCATCTCCTTAAATCCCTGGTCTTGGGCAACCATGTATTGCCCCAGGTTGTAAAAGGCGAATGTAGGAGTAGAGCCGGCCAGCTTCTTCCTTGTGCCCGTCGTTGAGAAGCTTCTTCAACACCCTCCTCTTCGGGATTGATGCCTTCGATTTCGTCAACGCCAAGCTCGATTGCTCCGGGAATTGCGCCCAGGAGGTTGTAGTCTGCGAAGTCTACGGTTTGATCTCCAAGGCGGAGTACACCAGAGTCAATGTATTCTTTAGTCTCTGCTAAAAACTTTGTGAGAGGTGGGAGCATGTCGCCCACGATGATGGGCCAGCATTTTTCCAACTTCCGATCAGTTGCGTCGTCTTTGATACCAAGGATGCACGCAGCAAGGGCAGATACCAGGGTTTTGTCCAGAACTGTTCGTTCGTACTCTTCCCAACGCATCAACTTGTCACGCAATCCCTTCACGAGGCCAAGGGACTCTGCCTTCATCCGCTCTTCCAGACGGGGCTGCTCTTTGTATTTTCGAGCGAGAGTTTTGGCCTGTTCCATGTAGTCGGATCTCCGCTTGGTAGCCATTCCGACGGCGCTCAGGAGGTCCATCGAGGGTTCCTCGCGATTCGACGGATCTGACTCATTCCGACACCGTAACGGGTGGCGAGTTCTGAGCAGTTTCCGTTGTGTCCGTTTTTCTTGCCGGGGATGTATTCCAGAGCAATCTGGCGGCGGTCGTCATTCGTGAGTTTGGATCGACCGTTCTTCTCCCCGTGATGCCCATTGATGTTTGGGTTGCTTTCGCCAGTCATATCATGATGGCGACCTTCAGCCCATGCTGCGGCGACTCCTTTTCCGATCCGCTCTTTGGCCTCAAGGCGGTGGAGACGGCCGGTTCGAGTCCGGCTCATCTCGGCTTTGGCTTCTTGACTGAAGCGATAGCCGGGAATGCCCTCTCCGCCATCAGTGTAGTTCCTCAGGCAACCGGTGCCGTTGTTTTTTCTCCCCAAGACAGCAATCATATACACCTCGTGTTGAACCGACTCGGCATAAGTGAGGCCAGTCTTGAGGAAGAGAATCCGTTCCTTTGGGGGCACCTTGACGAAGTGCCCGCTCCGCTGGAATGCTCGGCGGTGCTTGCCCCGTCCGATGTAGTACGGGGTCCGATCCTCACGAAGGTAGGCGTAGGTGTAGTAGTTATTCATCGGGACCCCGGTCTTGAGTTCAAGATTTATTATAGCCTTTTTGAGGCATCAGGAAACTGGAACTCAGGAAGAATACATCGTTTTCTTGAGTGCTTCCACATAGTCAGAGCACTCGCCGGATTCAACCATCTTCAGAGCCTTTGCGTGGGGATCCAGGTCCTCTTCGGCATACTGGAAGGTACCACCGGCAACCTCGCCGAAGGAAACCATCGGAGGCAGCTTGCTCAGCAGGGTGAGCAGTTTGGTGGCAGCAGTTTCGCCCTCGGAGAATTCCAGAGTGCCAAACTCCAGGCCTTCCACGTAGGAGAGGAGCTCTTGCTCGGGCATGATGCCGTCGGTCAGACGACCTTCGGTGTACATGTGACCGATTGCCTCAGACAGTTGGTGCTGGCGGAAGCTCATTTTTTCCATACGGTTGCGCTTCTCAAGCTCAGCGTACTGACGCTTGAGGTTGGCCAGCTCTTCAGCCATCTCACGGATGCCCATGCCCACGGGAGCAGCCTGGCTCATGGAGCCCATGCCACCGTACTCCATGCCGCAATGGTCAACGGAGTATTCGTTGTAGGACTCTTCGCCCTCATCCACACCGCTGTCGCCTTCACCTTCACCTGCCTCGTAGGTAGAACCAAAGCCGGTCTTGGTGTAAGGATCCTTCTTCTCACCGTGCTCCTCAGCATAGACGCCACCAGACTTTTTGGTGATTTCGGCGGGATCGGTCACAGTGTCCATGGCGCCAGGGGTCAACTGCTTGCTCTTGCTAGCCTTGCCCTCAGCATAGGCACCGCCAGGACCCACGATTTCAGCGGGATCGTCAACTTCGTCCATAGCGCCAGGAGTCAGTTGCTTGCCGGTGGCTTTCTTTTCGCCCTTGTAGGACTCAGCGAAGGCACCACTGGGACCCACGATCTCGGCAGGATCGTCGGTGGTGTCCATAGCACCAGGAGTCAGTTGCTTGTCCTTGGAAGGCTTGCCAGCGCCTTCACCGTGCTCAACGGTCTTGGCGTCGGTCATGCCCTTCTTGGCTGTGGTCACACCGTCATCGCCGGTCATTTCGTCGGCCTGGGGCTCAGCGAAAGCGGGGATGGGGCCGCCCTTCAGGGCTTCACGACCTTGGCTGGAGGTTTGACGTAGAACGCGCATGTTCTTGTCGCTCATGACGTTTTGAGTCTGAACGGCGAACACCTCGTTGTCAGGCATTTCCTCGGTTTCCACGGGGATCTTGGTGGCGGTTTCCTTACGACCGTAGGGGTCGGTGCCAGTGGACTCCTCGGGGCGGCTGCCTTCGGGATAGTCTTCTTTACCAGCGTCATACTGGTCGTTGTTGGTCACTTGGTCATAGCCATCTTCCTGGCCAGCCCAGCGACCGGTGTCACCTTTGCCGAACTCACCATTCTTGGCAGTGTGCATGCGGTCTTTATCTTGCTCACCGTTTTCGGCGGTGTGCATGCGGTCACGATCCTGCTCACCGCTCTTGGCAGTCTGCATACGGCCAGTGCGGGCATCTGCACCGGCTTTACCGGTCTTCATGCGGTCAACATAGCCGTCAGAATCGGAACGAGCGGTGTCATAACGACCCTCGTCACCACCTTCCTCTTCTTTCTTGGTTCCGAAGTGCACTTTACCGCCTTTGGATGTCTTGTAAGACACTTCGTCATACTCGAGCTCAGCGTGATCGGCAGATCCAGGACCACCATCTCCACCATGACGCTTCATGACACCGGAGTCAGTCATGTCATCTTCGGAGTGCTTGGCTTCCTTGATGAGCTTGTCTTCTTCTTTGCCAAAGCGTTTTACTTCCTTGGCCTCTTCATCTTTGCCTTCTTTCTTCAAGCGCTTGGCTTCGAAGGCACGATCAGCAGCAGCCTTGCGCTCATCGGTAGATTCTTTGTGTGCTTCTTCGTAGACGTTTTCTACTACTTGCATCACTTGGCCGTGGGCACCCTTTTCGTGCTTCCGGCTGATTTTTCCTTTTTCCATAAATTCCTCTTCCGGAAATTGAGTTTCGAGGTCAGCCGTCTGCTGAGAAATTTCAGTTCCTTCGCGACCCACGTGTTTGCTGGTTTCTTTGAATTGGGGAGCATCTGGGTTGGCCATTTGAGCGGCCTCGGGTTGTTCCGTCACGGATGACGTAGCCACCTCTTCCAGTTGCTCGGTCGGTTGTGATTGTTGGTTGCTTTGGAGATCTTTTACCGCACTCGATACATCCTGACGGACTTCATCGAGTTTCTCCCGGAGCATTTCGAGAGGACTCTTTTCCACAATGAGCGTGGGTCCGAGTTCCTCATCAAAAATGTCAGAGGGGGCGAGAGCCACGGCGAAGTCAAAGACCCCGTCCGATTCAGCGAATGTGAAGGGCTCCAAACCCTTCACTGCCGGAGGCGAGGCCCCCAGCAAGGCCAGGTGTCGGGCGCTCCACTTCCCCTTGTGTGGGTTGATGGCAGAATCTGGGGAGTAGAAAGAGATTGAAACCTTGCGGTAATGCCCGTCTTTCACCAGATCCTTGGCTGTGTCGGTAAAGGCCACGTCGGCATACAAATTGCCCCCTTGCTGACTGAATCCTTTGATCCAGCCATAGGCAGGGAGGCTGTCATTGTCGCCTGCGTGACCAATCACCAGGGGAGCTTCATGGATTGAGGGATCGTAAGTTTTGACTACCTGCTCAAGGTCCTTTTCAGAGAAATGCCTCTGGACACCTTGAGCGGAGGTCTGATCACCTGCTTTGAAGACGTGAATACGTTTTTGAAACACCGTGTTTATTAGTGACCCATTGTTCAGTTTTTACCCTACTTTCTATCCATCTCGACAGCTTCGTCTTCGGTAATGGTTTGGTTGCCGAAGGGTTTCTTTGCGGGTTGTTCCTCCTCACTTTCCATGCTACCTAGCAATCGCTCAATCTCATCATCGGTAATCCATTGGTCACTCTCCGGAATCGCCTTTGCGGTGGCTTTGCTTGCTACGCTATCTAGTTGCTTTTCTACGTCGGGTGCGCTCACAGAGTCGGACTGGGTTTCTTCGGGGGCAGCGCCAGCAGGCATGTCCATTACATTTGCGGCAGCATCTAAATTTTGCGTGGCTGCTTGTTCCCTTTCGTCCCCAAAAATGGATTCAAATAGGTCTTGATCTTGCTGTGGATCGTATTGGGTGGTTGCTTCTTCACTCTCGCCCGCCTCTTTTTCCTCCAGCTCCACACGGAAGTGACGCTCAATCCATTCCTTACGGGGCGTGTAACCCGACTGAATCAGAAGAGAAACGTCAGGCATTGTGAGGGGGGATTCCTCGATACGGAACTCGCGGGTCAGAACCGGCGCAGCAACATCCACGCCGAAGTTCAAATCCACGATCCAACGGACCAGTGTCTGTGTCAGGGTGTGGGAGAGAGCTTCCGAAAGCTCGCTGGCCCGCACCACACGCACGGTGTTGGCCACTTGAGAGGAAGCGCGAGAACCGGACTCGGCTTGGCCTGCTTCGTTCTCTCCACAAATGACAAGGGAAATTTCTTTGTCGATGTATTCAATCAGGTTTTTGAACACCTCGGGGGAGCCGGAGGGCACTACGAACTCAAGCTCGTAGCCCTCGGGCAAAATCATTGCGGTTTCTTGGGAGAGATTGGATAGATGGCCGTAGAGAGTATCCAGCTCTCGTGTGCTCGCAGAGAGTGGTGCCTTTGCAACAGCTGTCGGCGTCGCGTAACGGTCGCCGTAGAGGACGTAAGATTCGATGGCACGGCGCCGAAACTTGACAAGAGGATAAAGAATCCGACCGAGAGCAGCACCGTATGGGTCCCCATTGTGCGAAACATAATACCTCGACACGATAAACTTTCTCTGAGGCAACTCAACACCCTCAAACATCCGGTTGAAGGTCAAACATCTCATTGTAAAACCGTTCACAGCGTCCTGTTCTTCTTGGAACACAAATCGCCGTTGGTCCCTCATCCTCACGTCAAAGGGGATAACCCCCCTCTTAGTTTTCTTCCACATGATTTCCCCAACGGAGAAACCGGTAATCAGAGCCTCGGCCATGCCCATGTAGATTTCGTCAAGGGGCATTTCTTCCAGGACCTCTGCAACAAAGTCACGCACTGCGAGGTCACCAGGTTTGTCGGAATATTGCTGAACGTACCACGGACGGGAAGTTACCTCTTGCAGCAACTTGCGGAAGCAAGATTGTACTTGTTCGTCGTAGAGCAAGCGCTGATAGACAACGAGTGCCCGGTTTCCGCCCTTCTGCAGTAAGAGGTCATCATTCGGACGAACAATCGTGTTTCCAGCACCCGTGAAGGGGCTGGAACTTCCGAACATGTAGATCGACGAAAGATTGTAAGGGTCAGAAGTGTATCTGGCCACTTCCCCACTAGGGACTGGAGCAGTTTTAAATCTTTGCGCCACTTTTACTTACTCCTTTTGAGACGGCCTAGTGTCCAATCACCATCGGGATTGGATTTGAACTTCTTTTCCGATGTGCCGTTGTTGAACCATCGGGTTCCGAAAGAAGGAGACAACTCGCCACTCTTCCCGTACATGGGGTTGTTCTCGCCGGCTAAAGGAGCCTTAAGTCCCCTTCCGCCAAGGGTCCAGCCCTCTCCGGGACACTCCGCCTCAAGAACATAGTTCCCTTTTCCGTCGTTCCACCATCGCTTACCGTATGCAGGGTTCGTTTCCCCCGCACAGTGAGCGGTTCGACGAGCGATTACTTCCGCATCCCATACTTTACCGTAGAGGTGATGATCGGGACCACCTGTGCCCAGGGCGGACGGTGGAACTTCAGCCTTTGGGTTAAGGTTGTAGCACCACACGGTCCCGTGATAAAAGTCCAGATAATACTGTTCCTCATTACGGGTCTCCAACTCGTCGTCCTCACTTACGATCCAGTAGAAGTTTTCAGGATCTTTACGAAGAGAGTTTTGAAAAGGGTAGTCTTCGTTGGAGTTGAGATGTCCCTTTTGCCTTTTAGTAAAGTCCGTGGTACTTCCCACGTAAAACTTCTTGTTGGTTAGATTGATCGCGGCGTAGGTAATCACTCGACAACAGCGTTGATAACTCATTTTACCCTTCGCCAGTCTCTGTAAATCGCGAAGCGATTTAGTTTGCCAGGGTGAAGTTGAGGGGAGGTTGGGGTTGCCCGTTGACTGAATACTCAATGAAGACTTTGTAGACACCGTCTTCCCCCTGAGACCGCCAATCACCAGTCACTGACAGGTCGGTCAACCCTTGCACATTTTGCAGAATGCTGTATTGAATTGCGGAGTTGATTTGACCAGGGTCGAGAACCTCCAGCACATAGTCTCCGATACCGTAATCCGCCCGCATTACCCTTTCGTAGTAGCGGGTTTCCACAACACTGCGGATTTGTTGAGTCACGGTGGCGTAGTCGGTGCTGGTTGCCAGATTGCCATTGACCACAGTCAAAGGGTAAGTCAAACCCCGAACCGCAGGGGACAGAATCGTTGGATCACTCATCGGATGTATCTGCGGGAAATTTGAAACTCAATGGTATTCACACGCTTTCTGACTTCTTCTTTTGTCAAGTCGCTTTCAACAACTTTTCGGATTTCCTTGCGCAAATCTCCAAGGGTCATCGATTGATAATAGTTTGGATCCGCAAGGGACTCTTGTTTCTCTCCGGAAAGAAGGGAGAAGCAGAATGCTTCGAGGGAAACACCCTGCTCCTCCGCTTGTTTTTCCAGGTGAAAGAAAAGAGAGTCTGGGATCCGGAGGTTTAGGTCCCTGTACATTTGACTCTCTGTTAAAATCACTGGTTAGACTGACCCAGACCCTGGATATCCAGTTCGTTCTGCATTTGACCGATGGCCACACGGATGAGGTCGATCTGAATGCGCTCAAGTGTCGGAACCGGGGTCACGAACACCTTGGCATTCACGATGCCGTTCTCCAGATCAGCACCCGTGTTGATCCGCTCATCGCAGATAACCTGGAAGGCATCGCTCGGACGAGCACCAAACAGTGCGCCACGAACGTACAACTGGTTCAGGATGCTGTTACCAATCGAGATAATCTGGTTGAAGATTACGCCGAAACCATCGATCACGTTAAAGATCTGAGTGTCGAAAGCGTTACGCAGCGATCCGTACACCACGTTGAGGATAACGCGAGTGTTGACAAACTGGTACAGCTTCTGCTGTGCGTCGTCAGGGTTGCCCAGACGGGTCCGACCACCCCAAATGAACACGGCAGTGTCAGGGTAGCCAGGCAGTGTGCGAACCACGTTACATCCCTTGGGATTCAGCAGGTTCTGCTGAGCCGAGTTAACCGGGATTTGAACGGCTTCAGCATCAGCCAACTGGAACTTAACACCGGCCGGCGGGAACTGGTAACCCTCGGAGCGGTAGCGACGGAGAGCCACACCGGTTACATAGGGGGACGGGGGAATGAACTGACCCGCACCATTCTTGATATAAGAACCGTAGTAAGCAATGAAGCCGAAGGGGTTGGAATAACGCTGTGAGTCTTCCAGAAGGCGATTCACATTGTCAACACCAGCCTCGACCAACTCAGCTTGAGGCGCACCGTTGAAGCCAATACCACGGAGAGCATCGCTGATGATCTCGGTAGAGGTGATGGCATCAAAGCGCCAGAGGTTACTGGGGACAGCTTGCTCTGGGGAGAAAGTCAGCTCAACCTGGGAACCGTAAAGCACAGTGGCCACGGTCGACAAATCGCCGCCATTGGCGTCGGAGGGAACAATCGCCCAATCGTAGGTGCCATCGTTGTAAATCAGAGCGATGCGGTCACCCACCACAACGGATTCGCCACCAGGTGCTGTACCAGCGCCACCGACGACATCCATGTAGGTGCCAGGGAACTGGGTCTTAATCACTTCCAGGTTAGAGGCTGTCATGCCGACAACAAGGCCACAGGCTGCACTGTAGGCCGAGGTCGCGGTGAGGCTACCGCTAGCGTCATCGATTGTGCTGATTGTGAAGGTAGCGGTTCCATCGCTGAAGTCAGGAGCTGACACAGCCTCGCCGACAGAGTAACTCTGTCCACCACTGGTGAAGGTGATGCTGGTGATGCTATTGGTGGCGTCTACAACCAGGGTAGCTTTAGCACCTGTGGCGATAGAGACACCACTGGGCTCGATCGACACATTGCTGTAAGTGCCAGGAGCAACACCAGGAGCCAGGTTAATGCCGATGTTCGCTGCAGTTGCGGGGCCAAGTGTGCCTGTTACGGTGGGGTCATACTCCCCGGCTAGGACTGAATCGATAGACGGTACGAGATAGGCTTCCGATTGGAAGCTTTGATCCACAGTTGGTGTGCAATAGGCGTTACTGGTGGAAGAAGTCGGGGTCAGGGTTGGTGTTACACCGAGGAAGGCAGGTAGGTATCCGCACTTGGAGGATACTGTGAGGTCTTCACCCCAGGCACTGACTTGAGCCTCACCGAGAACGGTGGAGGAGTTATTCAGAACAATGCGGGCGGTAGGTCCCACTACCGGAAGAGTCCCAGGAGTTTCATCAGCTGACAGAGAGACGTTGAAGATGGAAGAGGTGTCGAAACCGTACTTCCGTCCACGAATCATGGGCAACGTGGTAAGGGTCGTTGAGGTGATGGAGTTTACGTTCCGACCCAGAATCTCTGTGTAGAAAGTGCTAGGATGAGTCGAGATGCTCAGACCCGTTCCGTAGGAAACATAGCTACCAGAAACGTAGTCGGCCAAAGAAGGAGCGATTACGAAGGTGCTTGTTGTGAGGGTCTTTACCACGTAGGGGCGCGAAACGCTCTTAGTGGTTGGGCGAATCAGGGGAGTTGTGGTCGTAGCGTCAGAGGTGCTGATGGGGTTTGTAAAGAAGATGTTTTGACCATCAAGCAGACCGTGGCTCTCCACCGTGATAATGGCTGTACCGTCTGCTACGCTTGTGCTACCGCTTGCGCGAGCAATCTGAGCACTGGGGTCGTACAGTGTACGGGACGCCCAATTGAGTACGTACTCAGAAGTGAAATCCTGCAGAGTGCCGGGCAGATGGAGGGTGTTTACACCGACATCAGCGCCCGAGATGTTCTCAACCAGGTTGGAGGTCTGACCGTTGATTTCTACAGGAAGATCCCAGTAGGGGTCAGAGTAAGCGATCTCAGCGGTTGTGCCAGTTGGGGTAGGAACAATCACTGAGCCCACGAGGGGGGCAGTAACGTTCTTAGATCCACCTGCTAACTTAACGGTGTTGTAGATGTTGGAAGCGTCTCCGGCAGTTTGTGCCAGGAGAATGTAGTTGAGGCTATAGTCCGAAGAAACCTCGAGGTCGTACGGAGCGGCAATCACGTAGACTTCGGTGTTGTTCAGGTTCACGCCGGTGGCGCCACCCTGAATATCCACGTTAGCAAAGTCAGTGCCAGAAGCCACTCCTGAGAGGGCCACTTTTTGTATGGGTAGGTCTACGGGCCACTGACCACCGGCGGAGATTTGGAACACACCGTTATCCGCAGTGGCCGAAGCGGTCACAGTGTACTTGCCGCCATCTTCAAGACCGACCTTAGTGGAATCTGCCACGAGGTTGGCGGACTCATTGATCGCGATGCCAGGGTTGGCCCCAGTCACGAATTCTTGGTGGTCCAGTTTGTTGTAGGTGACGGAGTTACCGATCCACTTGTAGATGGCGTTGTCTACCAGGTAGCTATCGCCCTCGATCAGATCTGCGGCAGCCTGGTGAGGAGCGAAATCCTCATACTTGTTGACATCGGTTACCAGGAAAGGACCGGGGTCAGCCAGGGCCATCCACTTGTAGTTATTATTCTCACAATGGGCGGCGGCGGCGGCACCCACCAGAGCACGGCCCTCAGCATCGAACTGAGCGTAAGCGGTAGGGGTGATAAGGTAGCCTTGGTCTTGTTGACCGTCGAACGCAGTTTCGATGCACTGGGTGTAGTCTTGAGGGACACGCACCAGGTCTACGGAGCCACCTACAATGTTTTGGATTTCGTAAGTGTTTTGCATCGCCACATAATTGCTGCCCACGGGCAGAACCTGGGTGATGACGGTTACATTGGCATTGAAAGTGGTAGAAGCGATCGTAACGTAGCTGTTTTCGGAGTTAGCGTACTTGACGGGATCCAGGTCATTCAGTTGACCAAAATCACGCACATACACCGAGCTGCGGATAGCAGGGTTGCTCTCGATGGCCAGGGTTACTGCGTCAGCGAGGGCGGACGAGATACGACGGTTGTTGGCTTCGTCACCGGCGACATAGGACACCGGAATTATCACGGGCACGCCGAGCCACTCGCCGTCGGCAGTGTAGCCGGTGCTACCATCGCCAGCTACCAGTTTCTGACCGTTGATTACCATTTGAACATAGACCACGTCTCCGGCCATGAAGGCAGAAGGCAGATCTGAACTGTTTTGCTTGGTGCCGGAAGGCAAGAACTGAATTTCAACAATCTGGTCGGGAGTGCCTACGCGAACAACGCGCAGGTCGCCAACTTGAGCGTTCTGGAAGAACTCATTGACGCAGTTATAGCTCAGGAGCGGGATACGTC